TTCAAAACCGTTTCGCTTGTACCAGTTTACAAGTTTTTCTTGTGAGCCTGTTTCGGTTTTCTTTAAACTTTTTCCATACTCGCTTATTTGTTTTTTATAGGCGTCTGCAAAGTTTGTGTTTCCCGCCTGTTTATCTAATTGAGTGAAATGATTGTCTAATAAACCAATTTTTCTTGTTTTCCAACTTGGTGTGTAAGAAGGAGACATGTGAACCTCGATACCCAGCCTATCTAAAACAGGGCCTTTTATTTTGTTTAAAAGTTTTTGTCCGCCCCGTGCTGTGTGTGAACGCAAAGAACCTACACCAAACTGGTTTTTAATGTCTGGATACATGTTCATATTAATAACCGCGTCCGCCATGCCGTCTTTCCCACCAAGGACAATTTCCATTCCTAGGTCTGGGTTTTGGGTAAATCCGTCTATGTTGTCAAAGTCTCCTCGACTGTGTGCCCTGTTGTGAAAATATATTTTTCCTTCTTCTAAAATTTGTGGGTCTCTTTTTCCGGGTGTTCCTTTTAATGGAATCATGCCAAACTCTTCGAGTTCATCGGTGACTTTACGCATGTTGTAAAGCACGCCTTCCACTTCATCAAGATTTCCATAAAGGGTGTTTCTGGAGTTGTTGATGTAATCATCAGCAACATCCATGTAATCTTTAAGCTGTTCCTTGGTTCCCACCTGCCAAGGCGTACCCACGTCTTTCATAGACCGCTCTGCCCAAACTTTTTCTTGTTGAAAATCTTTCATCACGTCCGCAAGAGATTGCCTGTCTTCTGGAGCACGGGCACCTTTCATTTTTCCTGATCGAATTAGTTTGTCTATTTGTTTTTCAATAAACGGAGCACGAGAAGTAGCAAGCCCCAGCACGCCTTTTGCAGCAAGCTCTGGGTTGTACAGGCCCGATACGATTTCTCCAAATATTTCTAAGCCGCCTCCTTCTCTTTCAAGTCCCATGCGTCTGGCAAGGTCTTCTCCACCAAAAGGCGCAGAGAAAAAATCTACCTCTTTAAGCTGTTCTGGAAACTTCATTTTCATTATAGCTTGGCCCAGGTCCGCTGGCAGACCAGCCAGGAGCGGTAGACCTCTGGCGATGCCTCTGCCGAATTTTCGGTAGCCCTCTCTTTCTTCTGCAACGGCTTCTTTTGTTTGGTCAGGGCCTACGCCATACTTACTGAAGAAAGGTGCCAGTAGTTCTTGGTCGCGTTTTTCCTGTGCTGTTGCCATTAATAATATTCTTTTCTAGGAGGTTTATAGTCGTTGTCCATCAGTTCATCTGATTCTAAAGCAATAAAGCCGCCTTGTCGATAACGCATCAAGGCTTGTGTGGTCGAATCCACCAAGTCGTCGTGGTCGCCAAAAGGAAAAGCAGCGCACTCTTCAATCAATTCGTCCGCCCACCGTTTGTCCGGGGCCCAGACCATGCCTGCTTCCAAAAGCGGGGAAACGGCGTTGACTCTGGCAACCTTGTCTTGTCCTTTGTTCGGCGAATAGTTGAGCACGGGTATTCCGGTCTGTCTCAGTTCGTGCGTCAGCGGAAGACCACTGGCCTTGGCTTCAACAATCACGATGTCTGGGTCCCAGTATTCGTACTGTTCAAAGGCTTGGTTTTTAAGTTCAGGGAAGTTCCAACGTCCTTTTCGGACATCCAGCAGCAATAAATTGGGTTCTCCGCCCTCATCGGGGTAAAACACGCACCATGTGGTAATGGCTGAAAAGTCGGCAGTTTCCTTCTTGGAGAACGCTGTATCGTAACTTTGTATGACAAATTGCATGTTTGGCACCCGTTCTTCCTCCCAAATCTTCCACCACTCGCGTTTAAGAATCGCACCTTCTTCAGAAGTGGGGTTCTGCATCCATTGTGCTTCCCATTTGGACACCGGAATCGAAGCCTTTACGCCTTCTAATTCTGGCAGTGTCCAGTATTCGGGCCACAGCGCTGTCCCGCTGGGCATGATGGCTGGAAATTCCACCACTTCCCATTGGTCTGCGTGTTCTTCACTTTGTTTATTCAGCAGCCTGCCTGTCAAATCTTTGGTGCTCCAACGCGTCATCACAATAATAATCGCCCCTCCCGGTTGCAAACGTTGCCTTGGACCGGAAGAATAATATTCCCATGCGTTGTCCAATGCCGTTGGGGATAATGCGTCTTGTTCCGAGTGAATGTCATCGAGAACCAATATATCCGCACCACGGCCCGTGACCGCACCGCCAATACCCGAGTAAAACGCCTCACCCCCGCCGTTGGTTTCCCAACGTCCGGCGGATTTGCTGTCGGCTTTTAGTTGAACATTGGGGAAAACGCTCTTGTATTCCTCGGAATCAATCAAGTCTCTGACTCGACGACCAAAACGAAAAGCCAGTTCTGCTGTATGTGTGATCTGCATGACCTTTAGTTTCGGGTTTCGGCCCAGAATCCATGACGGAAAGAACGTGGAAGCAAACTCACTCTTGGTGTGTCTGGGTGGCATATTGATAATCAGCCGTTTTAGCTCTCCACGGGCCACTTGTTCCAGCTTATCTGCAAAAATCTTGTGGTGCTCTCCCTCAATAAAATCAGGCCACATGTGTTTTATGTATGTGATAAAACTTTCTTGGCCCTCTCGTTGGAGCGCTTTTGATTGCAGTGCTTCTTGTAGTTCTAAAAGCTCTTTTGCTGCATCGGGGTAGCGTTCGGCGAGCTTTTTAGCATTGACTTTAGTCGCAGACTTTGCAGACTTCGGCATTGTTGTCCACCAGTTCTTCTTTGGCTAATGTCTCTGCAACGCGGCGTTGCAGTTCTTTATCACGGAAACCACGGTTGTACCAATACTGTCCTGCTTTTTCAGGGGTCATTTCAGTTTTCTTTTCAGAGCCCATACTTCTTTCTCCTTACTATTTCTTTTTTATATTTGTGTGTCTGTTTTGGCTTGGTGTTGGGGTTTTCGATGGCGGCGGACAACTCTTTCATTGAGGTCGCTTTTAAATAGTTGTATTGGAGTGTGGTCTTTCCAGTTCTACGGTCGTAGTTCTTTTCTGTGGGTTTGAATTTAATCGGCATTTTCTTTGTTGTGTACTACATTTTTGCACCACCAGTAGAACTCGCTTTCTCCCAGCACGTGTTTCATTATATTTATTCGTTGCGTCACTAATTGGACGTTGCCTATTATATATCCTTTTGTGGGATCTTTTCTATCAATACTCGCATTTAAGTCTTGTTTGCCTTCGCCACCGTGCCACGTCATAAACACTCCAGAGAGGGCACAACGTCCCCCTTGTTTGTGCCAAAGGGTTTTAATGTGGTCCAAATCAATGTCCCACTCCATGTCTTTTCTGGCGGCTTTAAGCTTAGAAAAGACCACGGCAATGTAGGTTTCTGGGGAAATATTGCGGGCTTTGTTTCTTTGGACAGAGGTGCAGCGTCGACACACATTGCGTTCTTTAGTGTATTTGTTTTTTGGTAGTTCTCGTTTGCAGGTAATGCAAGTTTTCGTTTTTCCCATATTTTTTAGTATACACAAATTTTTCCGGGGACCAGGGACTCCTAGAAAAAAATATAAAATTTTTCTGAGTAGGGACTCCTAACAAAAAAAGTGCGAAATTTTTTCTGTAGAAAATTTGTGTCTCGATCTTTCTCTTATAGTCAGATCACAGGAGCGCGCGGCACGCGGCGGGAAAAGTTCTCGGGCCCGAGAAAGCTGGACGAAGTTTGCGCAATAGGATCCCCATAAGAAAAGCCCCATACCTGGGTAGGTATGGGGCCATCGTAGGGGTTCGTCAGGTGCGTTCTACTCGAATGGGTTGAGCGTGCGCCTAGGGTGGTAGCCTAAATACTTTTCAACGCCGTTGATCCTTTTGAGTAGCATTTCGTTTATTTTGGCCACTTCCGCTCGAGTGATGCCGTCGGTGCGCTCCATTTCTCCGGTGTCCCAGTTATACCTGGAACCAATGGCCGCCTCTTCCCAGGTCTCCAGGTTGTCCAGCATCCGTACTATAAGCTCCTTGGCGTATTGATTGGGCGTTATTTTGTTTCCGTCGTAGTCTTTAATCATGTTGTTTTCCTAGTTGTTGATTGAGTACCCAGTATG